CAGACACGCCGACAAACACGCAAGGTTCTTGACCGCGCGCCATTCATGCGTCACCCTGATGTCAGGTGGTAATCCTACCGCCAAGAATCGGGAGAATTCAAAATGGTTGTTGACTTATTAGACCCGCAGACATTGGGTCGTTTGGTGCTGGTGATCATTCTTATGGTCATTTCAGCTGCTGCGGGATACGCAAAAGGCTTCAAAGAAGGCAAGCGTGAAGGCATTGCACGCCGTAAGGCAATGGTTCGCCACATAGCCAATAAGGCGGTCAAATAATGGGATTTTTGGATAACTACGAGGCTTCACGCGAAAGACTTGAACGCTGGTTGGAAAACTTTCCGCTTGGACGCATTGAAACCAGAATTGTGGAATTTAGTGCTGAAAAGGGTTATGTCTTAATTGAAGCAAAAGCGTTTCGAAATCATGACGACACATTGCCCGCAGGCATTGATTATGCACACGGCTACGTTGGGGCATACCAGCAAAACATGAAACGCTGGTTTGTCGAGGACACAGTCACTTCAGCAATTATGCGCGTTCAGCAATTGGTCATGGGCGGTGCGGAACGAAGCACCAAAGAGATCATGGAACAGGTCGAACGCACACCCGCCAAAGTCGCAAACGCTGAGAAGGATTATGACTATTGGACGACAAAGTTTGGTGACGTGCCAAGTTACAAAACTGCAGCTGAAGCCGAGCAGTCTGGCATTCCTTCACTTGGGTCATCAATGGACGAAATTGCCAAGCAACTGGGCGGCGAATTAGTACAAGAAGCACCGCAGTGCAGTCATGGGCACATGATTTGGAAACAATCACATGAAGGCGCACCAAAGTCATGGGGCGGATACTTTTGCACCGAGCGCACAAAGGCAACGCAATGCACGCCGCGCTGGTATGTCTTGCGGTCAACTGGAAAATGGGAGCCACAAGTATGAGCGATTTTATCGAGATCATTTATCCGCAAACCATGACCGCCAAACTTATGGAAAACGGTGAAGTTATTGCCGAATACAAAGTTGAGCAATGCGACAAATGTTCAATGCTGACCAAATTTGACGCCTTTGGTTACCAAAAAGGGTATGACCGCAATGAAAAGATAATTTGGTTTTGTGCGGGTTGCAGATGAAAATGCAATTAACCAGGCAAGAAGAATTTACATGCCATGAAGCCGCGTTGCATTTAGCCAGTAAAAACAAAGATTACTGGCAAACCCGTGAAGGCGGTTATTCAATGGACAAATCACTGCACGATCTCATTGCCCAAGACGCACAAAGCATTGGCAGCGAATGGGTTGTTGCAAAATACTTAGGAATTGAATTTGACCCGTTTGAACAAAAGGGAAAAGTCAAAGCCGACGTGGGCAGTCATTTTGAAGTTCGCTGGACTAAGTACGTTGCCGGGCATTTAGTCGTTCATGAATACGACCGACCTAATGACGTGGCAATTCTCGTGACTGGGGAATCTCCAAACTATTTCATTGCAGGCTGGATTCCCATTGCAATGGCAAAACGTCCCAAATACCGTCACACCAAGCAACCTAACTGGTGGGTCACACAAATAAACCTTCAGCCGATTGAGAATTTACGGAGAAGCAATTATGGACACAGTGCAGTTTGAATGCAGAAAATGCAAGAAGATCACAAAGCAGCTGATTCACAGGATTACGGACAACCTTCCCGAAGGTGTGGAAGTGATTCAATGCACCAAGTGCGAAGTCATGGGGGTTGCACAAATAGGGAGTTCCAATGCCAATCTATGAGTTTGAATGCACGGTGTGCAAAATCCGTGTTGAGGTGAATAAGTCAATCCACGACGAAAACCAGCCAATCTGCTGCGGTACAAACATGAGCCGACGCTACTCAACTTTTGGCATTTCATTTAAGGGCGACGGTTGGGGTCATCAATGATTGTTGTGCTTATGGGCGCACCAGGGGCAGGGAAATCAACCTGGGTTCGAAAAAACAAATCAGGGTTTGAATACATTTTCAACACTGAAGCCGTACGGGTCAACCGAGAATTAGACATTGCCGCATTTATGGGCTTGCAACGCATGAAGGCAGTCAAAGCCGCTGAAGCGGGCAAATTCATCATTGCTGACGGTACACACACCATTCAAATGCATAGGCGGTTTTGGTTAAATTTAGCTGATCGTCTAGGCATTGAAACAAAATTGGTCGTGTTTGATACACCATTGCAAACATGCCTGGAAGTTCAAAATAATAGGGAATTTCCAGCACCGCGCAAGGTTGTTGTCGATCATCACCGCCGCATGCAAATGGCGAAATTACACATCAAGCGTGAAGGGTGGGGTTCAATTGAAATTATTACACGTTGAAAGTTATCCACAAGCGTTATCCACAGGGGTGCAAAAGGTGTGGGACACGCCCAACGCCATGCGTAAAGTTATTCAATCATTGACAGACGCGCTACGATTCTTTCGCGAGAAGCGAACCGCGTCGGCGGTTAGTTCGCTGAAGCGCAAGAAGCGTTTGTGGGCGAGTATTGCCATTTTGGCGGTTACTTCGACAACAGGGATAACCAAAGCCAGTGCAGCTAACTATTCAATAGATCATTTAAAACTATACGCACATTCAAGGATTTTGGACTATAAAGAATTTCAATGCTTCAATCGCATAATCACAAAAGAATCACGGTGGTCATACACTGCCAAGAACGGTAGTCATTTCGGATTGGGTCAAATGAGATCCAAGCACTACCGTGACCTTGATCCATTTAGACAAATAGACGCAACAATCAAATACATAACAAACCGTTATCAAACACCATGTAAAGCGTGGGCATTCCACCTGGAAAGGGATTACTACTAATGGCAAGCGCACTCAAAGACAATGGTTCAACCCATTCATGGCGCAAGTTGCGTTTGAAGATCCTTCACCGCGACGGCTATTCATGCCAGATGTGTGGCGCTGAAGGCAACCATGTCGATCACATAATCCCAAGACATGCATTTGGTGACGGCAATGCCGACAATGAGGACAATCTGCAAACATTGTGCAAAAACTGCAATTTAAAAAAAGGGGGGCGGTTTTTTAGTACGCACTCAACACCCCTGACCCTTCCAGGATTTGTTTCCCCCAAAACCGACCCAAAAGGCTCAAATAAGCCCCTGAACGCGTCTATAAGCCACGAACATGACTAAGACGACATCAAATGACCTTGAAACGGCTGCCGTCACGGCAGGCGACAAGCCCGTTTTAACGGGTGTTTCCACGCCAAGAATTCACACGCCGCTGAACGACTTACCTTCACGCGGTGGCGAATTGATCGACTTAGCCAGCAGCCTAAAAATCGATCTTATGGACTGGCAAAAATTTGCGCTCATAAATACCCACAAAATTAAGCCTGACGGGCGGTGGGCTTCACCGATCAATTGCATTGTGGTCGCCCGCCAAAACGGCAAGTCGTTTTTACAGCAAATCAGGATTTTGGGCGGTTTGTTTCTTTGGGACGAGCAATTGCAGATCGGGTCGGCTCACCGCTTGTCCACGTCACTGGAACAATTCAGGGCAATGGTTCAAATTATTGACGGAAACGACGACCTGAGAAAACAGGTCAAGAAAATCCGCTGGCAACATGGCGGCGAGGAAATCGAAACCATTTCGGGCAATCGATTCATTGTGCGTGCAGGCGGTTCAGCTGCCCGCGGCGTTTCCCGACCTTCGACAATTCACCTGGACGAATTGCGCGAAATGACCGACATTGAAAGTTTTGCCTCATTGCGGTACACGCTTATGGCTGCGAGCAATCCTTTGGTCATGGCGTACACAAATGCGGGTGACCATTCAAGTGTCGTGCTAAATGATTTTAGAAACCGCGCGTTGGCTCGTATCGCTGGGGCAGATGACGAAATTGGTTACTTTGAATGGTCAGCACCCACGGACGAAATCAGTGTGGAAAACGCACGTTATTCAAATCCAGCAATGGGAATTACAATCCACCCTGACAACATCAAAAGCGTTTTGAATGATCCCGCCGACGTGGTCATGACTGAAGTATTGTGCCGCTGGGTCGTGGCAATTTCCTCAGCCGTGGACGCAACCAGTTGGGGCAATTGTGTGGACAAAACTCAAGACCTTGACCCTGAAAAAATAACCTGGCTTGCAATAGACCTGTCACCTGACAGAAAACACGCAAGTTTGGTTGCCGCTCAAAAATTGGGCGAGGAAACTTTTGTGGTCAAATTGCTGCACACCTGGTCAAACGAATTGCAGTTGGACGACAAAGCAATTGCCAATGACCTGGCAGATTATGCCCGAAAATACTCAACCGAATTCGTTTTGTACTCCAGGAAAACCAGCGCAGCGGTTGCCGCCCGCCTTGCACCAGCAGGCATTGCCGTTTTTGACATGGACGGGTTCTATCCGCAGGCATGCGACGAAATGTTGAGTGCAATCAATTCAGGGCGATTGAAACACCGCGGACAATCCCAATTGACTGAGGAAATGTTATCGGCGGTGCAATTGCGCCGTGGTGACGGCGGTTGGGTTATCGGTCGGCGAGCAAGTCAGGCGGTTGTTTGTGGTGCGGTGGCAACTGCATTGGTCACACATTTTGCGACACGCCCAGACAATGATCTTGACATCATGGTGGGTTGATCGTATAAGACTGCAAGAATTCGGACATGGGTTTATTTGATTTATTCGTTCCGACGAAACCGACGGCAGCCGTCACTGCCGCTTCGGTTGACGCAGCTGCTATTGCGCCTTACTACCCAGAACAGGGTCAACTTTTCTTTTCTGGTGTAACTAGCGCAATTCGTTCCGAAGCAATGACAATCCCATGCGTTGCACGTTCATTGGGAATCATTCAAACAATTGCGTCTTTACCTATGCACACACGCAACGAAGCAACAGGCGAAAAGATAACTCAGCCACGCGTTATCAATCAGCCTGACCCACGAATCCCCGGGACAACATTTTGGTCATGGATTATTTCAGATTTGTTTTTCTTTCCGTCGGCTTATGCCTACGTTATGGAACGTTATGCAGACACGGGCAGAATTCGCGCAATGGAACGCGTTGCACCTGAACGCGTAACAATTCAAACAAATGGAATTGGAACGGAAATCGTTTCTTATTCAATCGACGGTTCTTATGTTGACCCAGCAAATTTAGTCGTGTTCGCTGGTGCGCAAGAAGGTTTGCTGAATCGCGCAGGTCGCACAATTCGCGCAGCCGCTGCGCTAGAACGTGCCGCGTTAGATTTCGCAGCTGATCCAATTCCACAAATGGTTTTAAAATCCAACGGCACATCATTGCCAGCAGATCGCGTTTCAAAGTTGTTGGGTGCAATTCGTAATCGTGCAAAAAAGTCGGTTATCTATTTAAACGCTGACGTTGATCTTTCAACAATTGGTTATGATCCAAAGAATTTACAATTGAACGAAGCGCGCAACTATCTTGCCCTTGAATTGTCCAGGGCAGCGGGCTTGCCAGCGTATTTCACAGATTCGCAACAGTCAACGTTTACTTATTCCAACGCCTTAGACAAGAGGCGCGACCTCGTCGATTTTGCGTTTAGAAATTACATGTCAATTATTGAGCAAAGGTTATCTTTTGCGGATTTCACCCCAGCAGGAAATCGCGTGTCGTTTGATTTAGACGACTTCCTACGCGGTAACCCATACGAGCGCGCGCAAGTTTATGAAATCTTAAATCGAATCGGCGCAATGTCGATTGAAGAAATACGCGAAGAAGAGGACATGCTGCTATGAAAAAAGTAATCACACCAATGCAAATTACGGCGGCAGATTCAAACCGTCGTACAATCACTGGTCGCATTGTTACATTTGAAGAAACTGGCAGTGCGTCAATTGGGAAAGTTCAATTTGCAAGCGGTTCAATCGAGCCAACACCAGTTTTGCTCAACCTTGAACATGATCGCACCCGCAGAATTGGTTCAACATTGTCTATGACTTCAGATGACAAAGGCATTGAAGCGGTTTTTAAGATCGTTGAGACAACTGCGGGCAATGACAGTTTGGTTGAAGCAAGCACGGGAATGCGCGACGGATTTAGTGTCGAAGTTTCATTTGATGAATACGAAACACTCAAAGACGGAACAGTTCGCATTTTAAAAGGTGAGTTAACTGGTGTGGCTTTGACGTCAGAACCAGCCATTCGTTCAGCGCGCGTCGAATCAGTTGCCGCAACAACGGCTGAAGAAAATGAAGTTTCAGATTCAACAATTGAACCTGAAGAAAAACCAACAACAGAAGGAGACGAAGTGGACAACACCGTCACACAAGCGGAAGCCGTCGAGACGGTAGAAGCCGCAGAAATCACTGCGTCAGCACGACCAAAGGTGGGCGGCTTTACTACAAAGCCACGCATTGAGGTTACTGCTGCGAAGTACCTTGAAAACACAATTCGTTCATCAATGGGCGATCTTGACGCGCGTGATTACGTTCACGCAGCAAACAACGGCGCAACAACAACCGACAACGCTGGACTTGTTCCAACACGTCAGTTAACCGAAATCATCAATGGTCTAGGCAACACAATCCGCCCAAGCATTGACGCGATCAGCCGTGGCACATTGCCAGACGCGGGAATGACCTTCGAAATTCCACGTATCGACGCCATGCCAACGGTTGCCGTAACTTCAGAAACTTCAGCGTTTTCAAATACTGACCAAGAGAGTTCGTTTTTGAGCGTCCCAGTGGTCAAGTTCGCGGGACAACAAAAATTCAGCGTTGAGTTGTTAGAACGTTCTTCACCACTATTCTTCGACGAATTGCTTCGCAACATGGTTGCAGCACTAGCGAAGGCGCAAAACGCTTACGTTAACGGAATTCTTGTAGCAAATGCAGGAATCGACGGAACAAAGTTGAACGCACTTCCAACCGCAGCTGAATTGCTTGGATTCGTTTCACGCGGTGCAGCAACCGTTTACACAAACACACAGGGCTTTGCCCGCAACATCATCATGGGTGCAAGCCAGTGGGCTAACACAATGTCACTAAACGACAACGGACGCCCAATTTATGTTGCTTCACAACCAATGAATGCTGGTGGTGCGCTTCGTCCAGATTCACTACGTGGAAACGTTGCGGGTCTTGACCTTTATGCTGATTTCTCAGCACCAGCAGGTTCAGATGACGGTTCGTTGATCGTCGTCAACCCAGACGCTTACACATGGTATGAATCAAGCAATTTCCAATTGCGTTCAGAATCAACGGCAGACGGTTCAATCACCGTGGGTCTTTATTCATTCGGTGCAACTGCAATCAAACTTGCTAACGGTGCATTCCGTAACGATAAGAACGTCTAAAAAAAACTAATCATGCGCTGCGGTCACTCCCGAACGTAGCGCAGCAGTCGAGAGGAACGGAAATGCCAAGTATTGTGTCAACCGCGCAACTGCGCAGCGTGCTTGGCGTTTCCGTTTCACTTTATCCAGACAGTTATCTTGACGAAATTATCAACACCGCAGAAGCGGTCATTTTGCCAATGCTGGTTGCAAACACTTCAGCAGTTAGCGAATACGAATTGAAGTCAAACGTCGCGACTTATTACACGCAACGCGCACATCATTTCGTTTCTGGTCAATCAGTCGTCGTTGCTGGAATGCCAGCACCGTTTTCAGCAACCGTCACCGTAATCGACGTGACCGAGTATTCATTTACCGCTGCGCGAACAAATGCTGACGTTACATTGCGCGAAATGATTCCAGCGGGAACGGCAACACTTTCAGGCTATTCAGCAGCTGAAATTTATGCCAACAGTGCGCCAATCGAATCAGCCGTGCTTGCAGTGAGCGTTGAGGTTTTCCAATCACGCGTTGCAGCAGGTGGCGAGATTCAAGGCGTCGATTTCGCTTCAACGCCTTACCGAATGGGACGCAGTTTGACCAATCGCGTTTCGACCTTGCTTATGCCATTTTTAGACGTTGAAACCGTGGTGCAATAGTGCCCGCCAATTCCGTCGCCGAAGCCCGTGCAGACTTAGCAAACGCGTTCGCAGGACTAGCAGCCAACATTTACCCTAGCGTCCCAGAATCGCCAATCCCGCCCGCCATTGTGGTCGTGCCCGATACGCCTTACATGGAAATTGTTTTGCTGGGCAAGTCACAAACAAAAGTCAAAATCAATTTTGCGATCAGTGCCATTGTTGCTTCAAATAGCAATGCCGCGTCACTGGACAATCTAGAAAAACTAATCATAGGAATTCTCGCTGCAATGCCAGCGGGATACGTTGTCGGGGTCGTTGAGAAACCGACGGTGCTTGAAGTAGGTCAATCACCAATGCTCGTCGCAGACATTAACGTTTCAACTTATTACACACAAACAACATAAGGAGTAAAAATGCCA